ATCCAATTATCTGCCAAACCATCACTATTAGTATCAACTGCAAAATTACCATTCGTAATCTTATTCTCAAAACTCATACCCTTAACCGATTTGATTGTTGCGTTCTTTGATAGGTCTTTTTGGGCTAATATCTCAATGTCATTTGTTGCTGTGATACGACTTACGAACTTTTCATCTACGTTGTAATCGCTTGAGGCTTCGATTGTTTCGGCTACTTTCGCTTTATCGACTATGCCACCCTCTAAATTGGTATCGTATTCGGCTCTTGTCATATCGCCATAGCCTGCTGTTCCCATTTCTTCAGCAGTTACAAACGCACTTTCGCCATCGCCATCGTTGGTTAATTGGCTTGTTTTAGTTGGGACTTCAATATTAACTACTCTTGCTGTTCCTACTGGTGCTTGGTAAACATCATTCACATTGATTTGTTCAATGATATTTACTTCGGCAGCCGTTTCAATACCTAATAATCTTGTGATTTCAGTATCGGCGATCAAACTCTTACCCGTTACTTTATCGACTTTGTCGTTTTCTAAATCATCAATATCTAATGCGACTTTAAGTTCATTGGCTGTAATATTATCTTGTAAATCTATACCTGCAATAGTTGCTGTTTTATCAACTTTACCAGCTAAAGCCGTTACTAAATCAACGCCTTCTGGGTAAGCACTAAATATTGCAAGGACTTCGGCTAATGTATCAACTACTGTATCTCCGTCATCGGTTGCAAGTAATGCCGTTAAAACTGATAATTGTGTTGCTTGGTCTGCACTCATCAAACCACTTAAACTTGTGGTTGCTTCACCTATGAATGTTTTAAGTTGTGCTAATGTAATCTCAACGGTTGAGGTTGTATTATCGTAATGCGTAAATGTAATGATAAAAGTAGCACCATTCCATGATACACTCTTAACCATGTTTGCATCTTCTATGGTATCTAAACTATCTTTAACTAACTTTTCACTTGGGTATGCTGTATCGGTTGGTGTAACTTGAAAAGCAGTAACCTTGTTTTCTTTTAATTAAAGTAGGAATAACCGTTGCTCCACTTTCGATAGCAGCAACGTCTGCTTCCAACACTGTTGTTCTTGCTCTGTGTGTATTAGCGTCAGCTATTGTTTCATAAGTCGCTGGAACTGTAGTATCTCTAAATGTTTCAAGTGCGACAATATCAGCCTCAGCCTGAACGATTTTCGGTTCTGCAATATTGAGTCTACCCTCAACGGCAGTTGTTCTAAGTTTATGAATATTCGCATCAATCTTAGTTTCGTAAATTAATTTTATTGATACTTGGCCGTTTATAACGGTAAATTGCTCTGGTAAAAATTTTGCAATACCGGCAGCATTAGAAGTAACTTTAGGTACATACACGAATACTCGTTCCTCAGCAAGTATTGATGGTTTTTCTGGCACAATCTGAGTATATAATTTATTTGACATTATTTACTACCTTCCTTTTCCATATTTTTTTCCTCCGTATTATTTCAATACTGACTGAACGATAAACTGTCGTGGTGATTGAAGCATTTGAATATTAGTTACACTAGCTACGGGACTAGTAAGTGGGTCATTAACTTTATATCCCCAATAGTTAGGCCAAGTTTTAGTAACTAGTGCTATACAGTCACTAGTGTACTCAGCTATAGCTGTACTTGGGTCGTTCTCATACGCTACATTAAACGCAGTTGGCATCTTATTAAATAAAGCTGAATTAGCTTCGTCTGCAAATATTAATAGTAGTTGATCTATCATAGGTATAGTGTCCATAAGCTCAATTTGGTAAAAGTAGTCGACGTTTGTCATATCTAAAGTATCAGTCTCATCTAACGTCATGACTATAGTAAAGTCATAATCGTCAATGTGTACTATCTCTACTTCATTCACCATAACCGAATATGTAAAATGCCGTTGCGGGTTACCAGCTGCTACTTCAGTCTTTTTTAGAAATTGATACATAATACCAGGCTCAATCATACCAGCAAGCAGATTTTCATAAGTATCATCTACTCCTACGTTTATACCTAACTCGAGGCCTACTCCATCTGAAGTTAAGTCAGTTACTACTGTCTGGTCAAACAAAGGAAGATCACCCAAGTCAGCCCAAGTTAACCAAAATTGCTTGGTGACAATATTTTTACTTTCACGACGCGTTGAGCCTATTGTAATACATACTACTGGATCCAAGTCTACTCTACCACTAGAAATAAGGAATGGCACGTAATAGTCAGTTCTTTGACTCACTTTAAAGTCAATTGCTGCAGTTTCTCCACGATACATTGTTATATCGTTATTTTGGTTTATCTTCATTTGTCGTTTGCCTCCTTCGCAACTTTCGTCGTTTCATTAGTCTTACTTTGCTGCTGATTGTGAGTCTTACCACTAGCTGCTTTACCAGCACCATCTCTAGCACCACCAGCACCAGCACCAGCACCACCAGAACCAGCAGGTTGATTAGCAGCTAATTGACCACCTTGCATATCTTGAATATACGATAAAGCTAAATCAATAGCTTCTGGGTTATTCATTAAAGCTTGTTCAATTTGACTTGGAAGATGTCTAGCACTTTCTTCTAAGAACTTAATAGCAAATTTTGCCATTGGATAACCTTGTTGGTCTTTCATGTGCCAATACATTAAGAGTGAGCGTTGTGGGTCAATCTCAGCACCTGTAGTTCCAGCAAAGAAATCGCGGTCAATCATTTGCCACATTAACTCACGGTCTTTAGTAATATAAGCCACACTGTCTACAGACCATGCAAAGTCATCGCGATAATAATACTCACCATTTTTGCTCTGTGCTAAGAACATATACTTAGACCATACTTCTTCGCGATAACTGCCATCAGGCATCAATGCTACAAATGAGCGTTGTTCATCGGAATAAGCCAATAAGTACTTAAATATTAATTCATATATACCAGCATACGCTGTGTTTCTTTGGGTCTTAGACGAACTTTGTCTTTGAGCAGAAGCCGTTAATTGAGCTTCTTTCGCTCTACCAGATATAGCAGTTCGGTCTTCTTTACCTTGGTCAGTATCAGTAACACCTTGAGTAGATTTAGCATTGCCATATAACATTTGAACCATAGTTAACTCACCAACGATATCTGCCATAACTTGTTTGACTGAAATAGCTTGACCTTCCATTCCACTTTCAATTTCGATATACGTGATTTCGTCATCGTCATCATCAATGTGAGTATCTTTTAATTTAGTCACATAAGCTTTAGACTTGGCTGATTTCTTTTCAGCCTTATTTAATAACTTATTAATAGAGTCTTGAGTCTCTAGTGATAACTGAACTTCTGAGATACCATAAATTTCTTTAGCTACTTTAATAGTGCGTTTTGGAACAAATGGTAACTGACGAACTAAGTAATGTGGTACTTCGGTTCCTTTTGGAATAGTCTTATTATTATCTGATTTTGTAGTATCTTCTTCCTCTTTATCACTGTCGCCATTACGAAACTTATTCTCAATATATATTAGGTCATCGTCTAAAGTTTCTTTAGTAGCAGCTTTGTATGCAAAATGTTTTCCACCACACACTGGGCATTCTTCAGCTATTCTAACTAATGAATTACATTTTGTACAATATCTAAGTTTTCTCATGCCCCACTCAACGTCGTTTGCTAATACAGTTAAACCTTTAGTCGCATATACTAAGTGACCAACCACTCGATTTATATTCAAATAGTATACTTCTACTACTTCTACCAAATCAGTACCGTCACTTGGAGTAACTTG